CACAGGAACGACAATAAAGGCTTCGTCCTTTGGTTTGTTTGCCACAATCAATACAGGTTCTTGGCCTTCTTTTTGGAAGGAAGTTTTTATTGTGAATTTTGCCATGACAATCAATGCAATAAGAAATGCCATTGTCAATATTAAACCTCAGTTCGGGATACTTGGAAAATGGTTTTATGTGGTGGGCATGAAGCTCTTTTTTGTTCCCACATTTTTGGCAAGTATAGTTGTCTCGTTTAAAAACTGCTTCACGCCATTCCTTCAATTGATTAGAAAGGCGAGCTCTTTCACGAAACATAGACTTACCGTCTTTAAAGGCATTGCCACGAGTCCCCCGACGAGCACAAGAACGAGAACAAAATCTTTGAATTCTTATATAAGCCTTAAAGGGCTTTTGGCAGAATTCACAGATTTTATTATCTGGAGGATTTCTATTATTCCAACATTTTTTACTGCAGTATTTAGAGTTTTCAGACCTATAAGGAAAGGCCCTATATTCTTGTCCACAAATAACACAACTTTTCTTAACCATCTCATAAATTATAACAAAAATTACATAGCAAGTCAACCGACAACAAACTACTGCGAGGATACCCCAGAAGAAGAGATAAGGGCAACGAGGGAAAATGGCTAGAAAGACTAAATATAATGATGATTTTCCTCTGCTTGCCGAAGACTATGCCAGAAAGGGGATGATAGACAAGGATATTGCCAGAAAGTTTGGGATATCGCAAGAGACTTTTTATCAATATGTGAAGAAATATCCTGAATTTTCTGATGCCTTAAAAAGAGGCAAAGCCCCTGTTGACGTGGAGGTCGAGAATGCTCTTCTTAAAAGAGCTCGAGGATATGAATATGAGGAGACTACGGTAGAGTATAGGCCTGGCAAGGAAGGCGAGGAAAAGGCGAGTCCTGTGTCGATAAGGAAGACAAAGAAACAGGTTTTGCCCGATACGACCGCCCAGATATTCTGGCTGAAGAACCGCCGGTCGAAAGACTGGAAAGACAAGCAGGACATAGAAGTCACCAATAAGCAAGAGGATGCGGTCATTGAAAGTCTCAAATTATTATTCAAGGAGGTTGGCGTTTTAAATGTCGACGAATTTGTCACTCAATTCAAGAAGCTCTCCGGAGGAAACGGAAAGGGAGAAACAAAACTTCTGGTCGCGGCCGGAAAGTAGTTTATTCCAGCGTTCCTGTATAGAGTTGCTTCGGGAGAAAGGGTTAAAGACAGAGGCGGATGTCTACGCGCTTCTGCAATGGCTGAAAGGCCCGATAGTTTCGACTAAGCGAATATGCAATAATCCTGAACACACCGCCCCGTTCAAGTTTGTGGCTGACATCCTCTTGGATAGGGTCAGAGACTATATAGTCTGGGCAAATAGATCTGGCTCTAAGTCTTACCTAGCTGGTTTAATAACGTGGGTGAGGAGCTCGTTCAATCCTAAAGTAGAAACAACGATTCTGGGAGGTTCTTTTGAGCAATCGGAGAAATCCTATAAGGCTATGATGGACTTCTGGAAATCCACAGGGTTGCAGGACGCATATTTGGCTGTTGAGCCAAGAAAGAGCGAGATGCTATGGAAGAACGGCAGTTTGGTTTCAGTCCTGACGGCCTCGACGAAATCGACAAGAGGCCCTCACAGCCAGAAATTGATATTGGATGAAATCGACGAGATGGACGATGAGGTTTACAAAGCAGCATTGTCTATACCTCAAAGCAAATTCGACATAAAGGCCTCTATCGGCAAGCTATCTACAAATCATAAAACTGGCGGAGTAATGGACAACGCATTAGAGAAGGCCACCAACGGCGGCGGCATAAAGATATATAAGTGGTGCGTTTTTGATGCGATCGAAAGTTGTAAAGACTATAGTTGCTCAACCTGCAAGCTGTCTCCGTATTGTCCTGGAAAGCAGATGAAAACTGCAAACGGCTATTATAAAATAGAAGACTTTATTCAGAAGCTGTATGAGCTGAGCGACATGACATTGCAAGTCGAATGGCTATCAAATAAAGTTGGCAGGGACGATCTTGTTTATGGGGCTCAGTATGATAAGATGATACACAGTCCCCTAGACTTGCCCGGCTTTAATCCTAGCAAGCCTGTTTATCTTTCGATAGACTGGGGAGGAACAAATCCCTTCTCGGTTGGCGTCTGGCAGAAATTCCCTATAGGCTGGGTTAGGGTAGACGAGGTTTATATTGGCAACACAACAAACAAGAGAGTTATGAAAGAATGTAAAGTTAGGCCTTGGTGGAAGAAGATCAAGGAGGGAGTGGCAGATCCGGCTCGTGCTGACTTGAGGCGTGAATGGGACGACATAGGTGTGTCTTTGTATCGAGGAGACACGGATGTTGACGAAGGGATAGAGGCAGTTAGAGACGCCCTGGCTCCCGTTCTTGGCAACCCGCTTTTCTATGTCAACAGAAAGTGCAAGGCTTGGATTAGAGAGGTTGGTAGCTATTCGGAAAAGAATGGAGTGCCCATTAAAGAAAACGATCACACGTGCGACGAAACGAAGTATTTTGTGCGAAGATATATAAAGAAAAAGAGAGAGCCCGGGGTTCGGAGGGTGGCATAACAATGAAAATACCGATAAATATAAATTACAGCAAAAGAAGGAGAGTTTTAAGCATTGGGCTTAAAGCAAGGGGTTGGTCTTCTCCAGACGTTGGGGATGAAAGCATCTGGGGAGGAAGCAATACATGGGGGGAAGGTGTCGAAGAACGATTAAGCGACCCGTCCTCGCAGTTGGAATACAATAAAAGCTGGGTCTATATATGTGTCCAGTACAATGCCAGGCAGATATCTAGGCAGAAGCTAAGGCTGTATGTTAAAAAACAGAAGGGTTCTCCCGGATACAAAGTTACGCCGACAAGAAAGGTTGAAAAAGAACAGCTCAAATTCCTGTATGAAAATCCGGGTCTTAGGCTTTGGTTGGGCAAGGATGTGGAAATAGAAGAGGTGCTTTTACATCCATTCTTAACGATGATGGAAAGCGTCAATCCTTTGCTGAATCAGGCTGATTTATGGATGCTTACAGAGAGCTTCATGGGCATAACAGGCAATAGTTACTGGTGGATCAGGAAGAACAAGCTGGGAGTGCCGTGGCAACTCTGGGTTATGGAAACTCAGTACATGAAGCCGGCGATAGGGAAGACTTTTGATGATTACATTCAAGGATTTGTTTATAGGGTTGGGACGAATGAAGTGCCTTTTGATGTTGAGGAAATAGTCCACCACAAGTACCCGAACCTGAGAAGCAGAGCGGTAGGGATGAGTCCGATAGAAGGGTTGGCGGATCCGGTGACGGTCAACGCCCAGATATACAAGTATGAACACGCGATATTCAAGAACCAGGCAAGGCCGGATGCAGTCCTTGAATCAGACGAGGACTTGACGACTACGCAGTATAATCGTGTTAAGAAGAATTGGCAAAAGACATACGGAGGGGTAGATAAAACAGGGCAGGTAGCTTTACTGGAAGGCGGACTGAAGTACAAACCGATATCTATAAGACCGAGGGACCTGAATCATCTTGAGGGGAGAAAGCTGACCCGGGAAGAGATCGCAGACGGTCTTGGCGTACCCATGCCTTTATTGTCACCCGACAAGTCTAACCTGGCAAACGCAACGGTAGCTTACAGGCAGTATATGAGAGATACCATTGACCCGAAACTAAAGCTTTACGAGCAGAAAATGAATGAACAGCTTTTGAAACTTTATGATGATGGCAGCATTTTTTGTGCTTTTGATAATTGTATACCCGAGGACAGGGACTTCCAGCTCAAGGAAATGGAGTCCAGGCTCAAGACGGCATACAGTTCTGTCAATCAGGAGAGAGCAAAGAGAGGGGAAGACGAGGTTGACTGGGGGGATGTTCCTATACTTCCAATGAACATGCTTCCATTTGGCAGTGCGCCGGCTATCCCCCCAAAGAAAGAAAGCAAAGGAATAAAGATAGCCGATAATTTCGAGGAGTTGGCTGACGGTGTTGCGAAGGCAATAATGAAGAAAATAAAATGAGAGACGTCAACCTGAAAGAGAAATTCTGCAATTGTGTTGCCGATAAGTTGCTGGAGTATATCGTTAAGGAAAAAATAATAGCCATGATTGCAAAAGCGATCTACGGTAAGGCAATAGAAAAAAGTAAAGAGATTTTAAAGAGAAATAGGCCACAGGAGTTTTTGAGACGCAATGAGAAGTTTATAGTGAAATACGAACGGAAGCTCAGAAAGAGATATAGCGAAATGGAAAAAGAGGTTCTTGGAAAAATTAAATATTTGTATGAAATTTACAATAAAAGCAGTAAAGATGGGTTCGACGTTAACCAATGGCTGTTTAACAGGCAGAAGTGGCGTGGAACATTGACGGCAGATGGCAAATTATTGACAGCTACTCCGCTTGAATCGGGAGGCCAATATGCCTTGGATGACCTTGGCCTTGAGATAGCATTTGACAAGATGGACCCGAGAGTGATTGAATGGATAGCGACAAACTCGAAAAACGCCGCCTGGTCAATAACAGACACACAGCATGAAAAGCTGAGAACAAGCCTAATGGAAGGGATAGCTGATGGCGAAAGCATCCCAAAGATCAGAGCCCGGGTGGCAGAGATATTCGCAGCATCGAGAGCCAGAGCTACGCTGATAGCGAGAACGGAAACCCTGAAGGCATCGAACAGAGGCGGTTGGATAGGTATGATGCAGAGTGGAGTGGTTGAGGGGAAGCAGTGGTTAAGTACGATGGACGCACGTTGCTGTCCGGAATGCGCAGAAATGGATGGAGCGACCATGCCTTTAGAAGAGCCATTTTTTAAGCTGGGCGAAGAGCATACTTTTGAAACAGGTAAAACCATGCCTTTTGATTATGAGGAAATCCAGCATTGTCCATTACACCCAGACTGCCGATGCACACTTTTGGCTATTTTAAAGGAAGTTTAATGCGGTTAATGAATAGAAACATGAAAATAATTTTAGGAGGGTTAAAATGGCAAAGGAAATATTGACACAAAGACTAAAGCTTTCTGAGATAAAAGTTTCTTGGAACGATTTAAGGGAAGAGGCGATAAAAGATATATTGAAAAGTCCCAAAGTGCCTTACCGCAGCGCCGGGGATATTCCTTTTATCCGGAAGTTTTATGTTCAGGACAAGAAGGTGACGAAGGGCTTGCCGGAAGGGCAGGTACGGCATTACATATCGACAATGGCTTTGGACAGAGACCATGAGATAATGATGCCGAAAGGAGCTAAGCTCAAGAACTACAAGAAGAATCCGATGGTTTTGTGGTCTCATAACCCTTCGGATCCTGATAATATTATAGGCAAAAACCTCGAAATTGAACATGATGAGAAAGGCTTGGTGGCTCTGACGCAGTTCATTCTGACGAGCCCAAAGGCGGCAAGCATTTATAACTTGTTCAAAGAAGATTGGCTGAGGATGTGGTCGGTTGGATTCATACCGCTGAAAGGTCATAAACCAGAAAAGGGGGACGGAAAGCTTTCAATTTCCATAGGTGAGCCCCCGAAGTCAGGTGAGGTGAGGTATGTCCATGACGTCTGGGAATTGTTGGAATACTCGGCCTGTGCTGTCCCATCGAATCCAGAAGCGGCGACTCTGGAAGTGGCTAAAGGTTACGACTTATCAGACGATCTGATTAAGGAGATGGGATTGAATCTTGAAAACATAAACAGGTTGAAGGCCAAGTTAGAAGGAGGGAAAGAGGATGGCAAAAAAATTATCGACTTGGGGGCTTTGAGTAAAGATGATAAGAAAAAAGAAGAACTCAAAGAGGAAAAGAAGGATGAGGATAAAACACAGGCGGAAGTTAAAGGGGCAATCCCTTACGCAGATCATGGAGCAGCAGATGAGGGAACAGCTTGGGATGGACCGAGAGAGATAAGGGAAGCAGATGTTGATGCGCTGAAAATAATCTGCGCATGGTATGATTCAGGAAATGCAGACAAAAAATCAAGCTATAAGTTGCCACATCACAGAGCAGGAGACAAGAAGGCTGTATGGCGCGGGGTTTCGGCAGCTATGGGGGCATTGCTTGGGGCTCGTGGCGGAGTAGTAATCCCGGGTGGAGACAGGAAAAGCGTCTATGATCATCTGAAATCGCATTATAAACATTGGGACAAGGAGCCTCCTGACTTTAAAGATTACAGCGATGAGGAATTGACGGAAATATTTCCTGAGGAAAAGAAAGCAAAATATGAATGTGAATGTATTAAATGTGGTTATAAGATGGGAAGTGACGAACATTGTGCTGATATAAAATGCCCGAAATGCGGAGGAGAAATGAGAAGGGTAGAGCGTCCGGGGCCGGGTAGGAGTGATGAAGAGGAAGCAAGAAAGCAATTAGGGCTTACTGTTGAGGAATATGAAAATCTTAATTGGGATAGCGTAGAGGGCTTAGACCCGGAAGAGTTCAAAAAACTTTATGAAGAAGGTGAGAAAATTAGTGATGAGGAAGTTGGATATTATGAGCAATAAGAATAGATTCAAGTTTAAAAATATAATTTTTCATTTTTCTAATTGTATAGTGTTCGCTGTTAGGATGAAGTTCAAGATTTTCAAGAGAATTATTAGTTTTATTCCCATCTTTATGATGAACATGTTCCCAAGTTTCAAGAGGACGATCAAGAGATTTAGACATTACAAAACGATGTTCATAGATTTCGCCTCTTTTGTCAGCCATTGGATGATGCTTCCCAAGAAATATTTTTATATATCCATGATTAGTAGGTTTTCGTTGAAGAGGACGATTTCTATTCTTTTCTTCCCATGTAAGAAAACGATAGCAATTCTTACAAACACCAGTAAAAATGCCAGTTTTCAATCTTTTCAAAACTATGTCTTTCCGCCATGCACGAATATTGCCACATTTACCACAAGATATATTAATCATAAGCCTTTTTGCCCCATTTGGATCAACTTTTTGAAATTCGTTTTCCCAATGAATTATCGATTTAGATTTAAGAATTTGATTTTTCAAAATTGTTTTCTTTTTCATAATATGAATTATACCATATTAAAAGGAACAATTCAAGAGGAGGTGTAACATGCCATTTCCACAAGAACATTCATGCCGATTAAAAAATCCTAATTTATTCACGCCTGGGTCATTCCGGAGCTACTCAAGAACGAGTGACGGCAAGAAATACCGAGTCATAGCAGGAAGGCTGAAGGGTGAAACGACAATGACAGAGCAGGGATTCAGGTATCCGAAGGATGCATGGACTTCGGCACAGGCAAGCAAGCATTGCAAAGATCATGACGGAATCAAGTTCGAGCCGGCGAAAGAAGTAGAGACATTGGACATTGACATTGCAAAGAATCTGTTAGAGGAGTTTAGCTTACTGAAAAATGACATAATGGAGATGAGATCAGGCAGAGTAATCTCGGCAAAGAACCGGAGGCTGCTCACGGATTGTCACGGCAAGATGAATGAGGCGGCACAAGCGTTGGCTGTTTTGTTGAAAGAAACAGCGGTAGAGGAAGAGAGAGATTCTGAGTCTGAGGCTGAGGAAGAGGAAAGGAGCGGAGACGACAAAAAATTAAAAATAAATTTTGAATTAGCGAAGTTGAAGCCACCAGTTAAAGCCGTCAAGGATGGTGATAAAGTGATAAAAGTTATTGACAAAGAGCAGGCCAAAAAGTTGGCTGAGGAACTCGTAGAGAAATTGGATTTGAGAAAAATAGTGCAGGAGAAGCTTGACTTTTTAAAAGGAAAAGTGCAATAAAGAAGAAATGACTATTAATATAACTACACACACATCGACTGAACTTGTTCACTACGGTCAAATAGCGAACTTGATAACTTCTTTATTAACAATAACTTAGGATGTAATGACTAAAAAAGGAACAAAATAGTTGAAAATATGATAAATAGTGATTATTTTATGAATAACGCTTTTAAAGTCCATTTAAGGACTATTTGAGATAGCATCTATTCTTGATTTTTGAGTAGATTTTAGTGAAGTAGCTGCCAGTAGAAAATGAAGCGAGCCCGGAGTAGCCGAAAGGCGAAGTGCTTGCGGAGTAATTTTCAAGGGGCAGTGAAGCGGAGTTGAAAGAGGTTGAGACTAGAAATTTTTAAGGAGATAGAAAGTTGGGAAAAGAACAAGAAGAAAAAAACGAATTCACATTAAAAGACCTTAAAGAGCTTGTATCATCAATTATTGAGTCGAATGTCATGAGCCAAGGGTTTGTCAAGCTGGGTGAACTGAAGGAACAGATCAAGACTGAATTGGCTTCGGTGGTGTCCGAGCAGAAAGACCTGAAAAAAGCACTGGAAAAAGAGATTGAAAAGCTGGCAAATCTGCCAGGTCCCCGGGGTGATGTTGATGTAGGAAAAGATGGCGGAAACGAGCTCAAGGGCTTGAGTAAATCAGGCGGGTATGATTCGTATTCGATGTTTGCGAAAGACGTGTATGTGGCATCAAAGCCTCAGGTCCGGGAATTAGCCCCCAGACTCAAGAAGTGGACAAGTGATGTAGAGGCATACGAGAAGATTATCATGAGCGGTAAGCCGGATTACGGTGATCCGTCATTAGTAATAAGCGATCCAGAACAGGGTGGTTATCTTATCCCCCCGGAATATTCAGCCAATTTGATGGAGAGAGGTTTTACCAATGCTGATTTCGCACCCATGGCGGATATTATCCCTATGGCAAGAAACACAGTCCACATTCCTTTTATCAAGGATTTCACGCACACAACGTATTTGTACGGCGCTATGATGGCCTATTGGCTGGACGAACTTGGGACAAAATTGCCAACGAAGCCGAAATTCGGAAAGACTACTCTTGAACTCAATAAGCTGGTGGTGTTGGTTTACAGCTCAGACGAATTACTGGAAGACTCCCCGATTTCGATGGAGCCCTTGCTCACAAAGAAATCCGGGAACGTCATCAAGTGGAAAGTTGACGAATCAATGCTGGTAGGAACTGGAGTTGGACAGCCTCTCGGGGTTTTGAATTGCCCGGCGTTAATTCCTGTGCCCATTCAGGCAGGACAGGCAGCCGGTACTATAGTCTGGCAGAACATCGCCGACATGTGGAGCAGGGTGCATCCAGCATCAATACCGAATGTTGTTTGGGTAGCGAATAACAGCATCTTCCCGCAGTTGATGGCGATGGCGATGGCAGTAGGAACAGGCGGAGCGCCGGTTTATCTACCTGCAAACGGTTTCAGTGCAAAGCCTTTTGACACCCTGATGGGCAAAAGAATAATCTGGTCTGAACACTCCCCGATTCTCGGACAGCAAGGTGATATTGCGCTAATAGACTGGAGTCAGTATATGGTTGGACAGAAAAGAGGCGCAGGCGCAGGAATCAAGACAGCGACATCGATTCATTTGATGTTCCTCTACGACCAGACAGCATTCAGGTTTGTATTCAGGATGGACGGTCAGCCCTGGTGGCCGACTGTTTTCACTCCCAAAAACGGCAACCCGCAATCCCCGTTCATAACTCTCAAGAAGAGAGTATAGGAGGACACGATGGCACATACAGAATTTGAAAAAACAATCAAAACAACTCTCGGGATTTATCCTCAGGACATCAATGCTGCCGCTTTTGTAAGCCTTGTTACCTCCATGTCATTGGCTCATCATGCAGCAGTGTTTTTCAATGCTGGAGTTCTTGCGAGTGACGTTATTTGTAGTATCTATCAGGGATCGGAAGACCATCCTGTAGTTGCAGTGACGTCGGGTGGAGCAGAAGCAGGTAATTTCGGTATAGCGGGAGACCTTACCGCATTGTTTACAGTAGGAGTATTGCTGGTGATTTCGGGTAGCACGGGTAACGATGGGATATACACGGTAGATGCGGCAGAATCTGCTTACGCAGGAGGAGTGACCACGATAGAGGTAGACGAAGCGGTTGCTTCGGCAGTTGCAGACGGAACTCTCACCCTTGTTAAAATCATTGCTGGAAAGACAATGACATTCACCGCGGCTACAGATTTGGCCATAAGCATCCTTGAGGCCAACGCTTCGGAGCTGGATATAGCGAACGGTTTCAAATCGATAATCGCTCATATTTCTGCCGTCGGAGCAAATGCTGGATTTGTTGGTTGCACAATTCACAGATTCCCGCTGAGGTACTCGCCGCCTGCTTATGTTACCTGATGACGGTCATTAGGATCTGAAGATGGAAGTTAAACTGATAAAGAACTGGGGAAATCACAGGAAAGGTGATTATCTGGTCTCGGTGAATCCAAGATTCAAGGCAAGTCTGGAAAATCTGGGGGTTATTAAAAAGACCCCGATTGCCAAAAAGAAAAAGCCTCGAAAGAGGAAGACAAAGGCTGTCAAAGCCTCACCGGCAAACAAGATGATTTCAGAATCGCCTAAAATTAAAACTGAGGAAGTCCACAAGCGCGATTGGACTCGCGGAGAAGGCTTTCACAGAATAGAGAAGTAACCATATTGGTAGAGGGGCTGGATAAAGTCCCTCTACCATTGCACACAGGAGGTGCATTATGAAGACACAAGCATATTGGCGAAATTACAATATGGCCTTTAGGGACAAGGATTACAGCCCTCAGAAGGGAGTGTCCCTGTGGGAAACTTGCCCTCAGTTGGCATCACTTGACCCAGGAGTTGGGATTACTTACATGGAGGATTTTTTCGCTTGGACAACTGCTGACTGGACACAGACGATAATTGGAGTTGGTGGAGCAGTTGGATTGCAGAATGGCAAAGGTGGAATTCTAAGGCTCACAACAGATGTTTTGGATGATGATGGTGTCCAGATTCAAAAAAAATTACCAGAGGATATTTTTATTCCTGCTGCCGCAAAACCACTTTGGTTCGAAGCGAAAATGCAATTGGTTACCGCAGCGAAGCACGTTGAGAGTGAGTTTCTAATAGGATTGGCAATTACAGATACAACCGTTATTCCTGGCGTAAATGACGGTATTTTCTTTCAGAAAGCCGATGCCACTGCGGAAGTTGGCGCTTTAACTGAGATTGGAGGTGTAGCAACAACTACACCGGGAGTGCTTACATTCGCCCCTGCCACATGGTACAAGTTCGGATTCTGGTGCGACGGAATTACAACCTGTTATTTATATGTAGATGGAGTGCTCGTCGCTACTCACACCACGCACATTCCAATCGTTGCAATGCAGCCGACATTTGCAGTTTTAAATGGAGAAGCTGGAGCAGTAGAGTGGGATATTGACTACTTTAAGATATTCCAAATCAGATAAGCAGGACAAGCAGTATAAGGTAACGAAAATTAACAGACAGGGAGCATTGGTTGACGTTTGAGCCCTTGCTCTCTGCCTTTATAAACGTATAGGAGGGTGAAATATGGATATTAGATTCCACTATTTGAACAGGAATTGCATAGACGGCGTGAAATATATTTATATTCCTAAAAGGGCAAGGGTTTGGAAGTTGTTCCAGATTGGCATTGTAAGGGAAAGTCCGAGGAATTGGTGGGTTGAACTGGTGTTTTTTAATCGGGAAATCAATGCAAATATCTTTTGGCTTGACAGGGGTTTTAAGGCTCAGTTAAAAGCCGAAGAATTATAGGAGGACGAAATGGCAGGAACAGTTACAAAGCTTGAAGAAACATATGGAACAGTCAAGAAAATAGCTTTTTCCTGGCTTTCTACTGCCGGAGGACTTGCGGATCTGGTGACTACTGAATATTACTCTGGGAAGATATTGGGGCTCTGCACTGTGCCTGACGGCGTTGATGCCCCTGATGATAACTATGGTGTGGAACTCAAAGACGAGGACGGAGTGGATGTTTTGATGGGTGGAGGATTGTTGAGAGACACAGCCGATACGGAGTTTGTGCTTTCTGCGTCTCTTGGTGCTGTGGCCAACGACAAACTGCATCTTTATATAACTCTTGCAGGAGCAGCGAATAAGGGCAAAGTATACGTGTACATAAGGTGAGCACAAATCAATCCAAAGAATGCATATTATGCGGGATAAACCCGATAATTGGGCACGATGTTAGAGGCTAATTAATGAAGGTTCTAATCGTAACTGACAAATATGCGATGTCAAATGACATATCAAACGGTTACCGGGTCGGCAAGGCTTTCGGGTCCTTGGGTCATGATGTTAGTTTTGTGAGTCCTGAAATGGCATCGACAAAGGCGGGAGACGCTGATTTCATTCTAGGGTTTAATTCACTTCTGTACAGTTACCGGATGTTCTTGAATGTATGGATATCGAAAGCGAAGGCCCCGAAGGCAAAATTTGCTATATGGAACTTTGATTCTTGTAGTGATATTGACGGAATGAATAAAATGCGCAACAGAAACATCAGGAAAATAATCCCATATATAGACCTGCTGATTACAACGGATCACGACTTCCCTTGGGAAAACCATATTGATAATTATCTGCATTTAAGCCAGGGGGTCGATCCAGAAGATTTCAATTATACACTCGGCAACAATGAAGACAGGCCGTATGATGTGATTTATACTGGAGGGATATATGACAGAGAGCCGGAAAGAATACAGGCTTTAGAGAAAATCGGACAAAAGTTCAAAAGTATTATTTATACTTCAAGCAATGGAGACAAACTTCCTGAGCTGAAAAAATTGACTTTGAAGGCTAGTGTTTACGGGAAAGATTTTTTCGATGCGTACCAGCAAGCAAAAATCGCTTTCGTGCCCAGGCCGCCCTCTGAAATCAAGGAAAACTACTGGAGTAATCGGATTTATTTGGCAGCCGCTACGGGGACTTGTTGCCTTGTTGAATATGTGAAAGGTATAGAGAAAGAGTTTAATTCTTTTGAAGAAGTGTTGTATTCATTTGGTAGCAACGATATTGTCGAAAAGATAAAATTTCTGTTGTCAGATCCAGGACTGAGGTTAGAGCTTGGCAGAAATGCAAGGCAGAGGGTTCTTAATAATTATAAATATTCAAACAGAGTTAAAAAAATACTGGAGATCTTATGAAAATATCGCTGTTTATTCCTGTCTGGAAGCGGTTCAAATACCTTAAAAATGTGCTACAGGCATGGTCTCCGCAGGTTGATGACATAACAGTCTGGGATGATTCAGGAGAAGAAAGAAAATATTCCAGCAAAGTCACAGTGATAAGAGCCTCCAAAAGGCAAGGCAGTCATATCAAATTCAAAACAGCCCAGATTCTTAAGAACGACATGGTTCTGATAAGCGATGACGACATCATGCCGGGGCAAAATCTGGTTGCGGAACTCATGGCCGGATTCAATAAAATTCCATTGGATGACGAACTGAAAGTAATAACCATATTCGGGAGAAAGCTGTCTAAACACGGCTACCAAAGCTATCCGCTGCAAAGGGCAGATCTGATTACAGAAATTCAGGAAGTTGATTGGGCAGGGCGACTGCTGTTTGGACATCGGAAGAATTTTATGATTGATATAACCAAGTGCCCCAACTATTTGCTGGACGATCTGTTCTGGTCATTTGAGCTTCGCAGGCAAAGACCAAAAGCAAAGATATTTGTTATTCCTACAATAGAATGGGGGAATACCCTTGAAGCTAATGATAAAAATTCGCTTTGCAATATTCCCGGGTACTGGATAATGAGAAACAATTTTGTAAGAATGAATTACGAGAAATATTTTAATGAAGGGCACGAAAAATGAAGGCACGAGTATTGAACCATATTATGTATTTAGACCCTGAAGATCAGCTTATATCCAAAAATTTGTTTAATAATAAGGGTCATGAGCTTAACGAAACCGCCCTTGTATTAAAGACGCTAAAAAAGGGTGATGTGGCCATAGACATAGGAGCGCATATTGGTTATTTCACTTTGATAATGGCAAGGTGTGTCGGGCGGCAGGGAAAGACATACGCTTTTGAGCCATCGCCTAGAAATTTTAAATTATTGCAAAAAAACGTTGATTACAATGGTTATAAGAATGCGACTCTCATCCCCAAAGCCGTCTCTGATAGATCGGAGGAAGCAACGTTATATCTGAATCCTGGGAACACGGGAAACAACATGCTTTTTAAAAGAACTAATAATGTTCAAGGAATTCGGATTGAGACCATATCGCTTGACAATTATTTCTCTGACATTGATTTCAATATTGATTTCATTAAGATTGACGTAGAGGGTTCAGAGCCTTTGGTCATAAACGGGATGAAGAAAATACTTGAGGAGTTTGCATACATAAATCTAATGATAGAGTTTTTCCCGCAATTGCTCAGGGTTTCAGGATTTGACCCCCGGGCTTTCCTGGTCACGCTGAGAGAGCTTGGCTTTAAACTGTATTTTATAGAAAAAGGTAAGCTGAAAGCATTTAATCAAATCGCAAGCAGGTATATTAATCACCTAACTTGGCACAAAAACATTTATTGTGAGAGCATGATGAGGTATGAAAAATGATTGACCTAAAAGAACGGCTTTGGAGACCGGATGACAGCCTCGTAGGATTCCATCCAAAGAACCGGTATGCCAGAGCTAAACTGGAATCGCTCGGATATATATGTAGGAGGCTTAAATGTTAGACCCATATGCGCTTTTAACCTTAGAGGAATACAAGGCACTTGCCGGCCTGAGCAACAACGACATCGAGGCCGATGCCATATCGCTATATAGCGATGATGGAACTGCTGCGACCGCTAAGAAATCAGGAAATATTTTAACGCTGGACAAAACTGCCGGAACAGGGACAGACCACGCCATTGACCTAACGGGTGGCACTCCAGTAGTTGTTACCGATATCACTCTAGGGATTTGCACAACAGCAGACACGCAAGATTTGAATATTGGCGATTTAGTTATCTTTGCCGGGGATGTCTCGGTTAGTGGGAAAACATATGAAATAACAGCATTGACTCTAGATACTGATTTTACAATAGATGATTTGACGGTAAACCCGGGAGCGGTAATAGCAACCACCTGCATACTTGCCAGTTATAATCTTGGTAAATTGGCGGTGCTTATAAATAATTATGTTGGCTGGACAGCGAATTTAGAAGGTTGGTCGATGGCAAGTTCTATTGATTTGAAGAACCGTTCTGCGACTAACTGTCTATTAGAAGTAAACGAATTGACGCTGATTTATTATGATAACTATACTCTGGAGAGGCTGATTGACAGCGCCAGTCAGATCGTGGAAAACTTTTTGAGGCGGAAAATCCTGACAAGAGATTACTTAAATGAACGGTATGATGGCCACGGAAGTGTATATCTCGAGCTTGACAATTATCCGGTTACTGCAATTTCGCAAATATGTGAGGGCGTGGCTGATGTGATCAGAGCAAAATACACGAGCACGACTGAAAGGAATGCTTATATCACAGTAACGGCAACGGGGGTTGTGCTTACGGTAGATGGAGTATCAGGGGCAGAATTGACATTTGTGGCATACCCAACGATTACGACAATGGCAGCGGCAATAAATGCGGTTGCTTCTTGGAATGCTCAGGTCATTGCATCGACTTTTAACGGTTATCCGTCAACCCAACTATTCGAGCAGGCAAATCTTTACGGAAAGGATGTATATGCTGACTTGTGCATACCAGACGATCCGCTAGACGGCTATGAAATTGATAAAAATGAAGGAAGGATTTACAGGCCTTCTGGGTTTTCGTCAGGCGATAGGAATATATTCACTACCTATACCGCTGGATATTTGACAGTTCCTTATGCGATAAAGCACGGTGTTTTCAAGCTGGTTAAGGATATGGATGACAAGAGAGAGGAAAGTGGTGGGGAAAGCCTTAAGTCGGAGAAGCTGGGCGATTATAGCTACAGTAAAGGCGAAAGCAAAAATGTGCTAAAGAAGGTTCTGGACTCAAAGGAATATAGCGAATTGAAGGCATACCAAAGACCGCTGGTAGGAGATTTGTATTGAGCATCAAGAGCATGATTGAGAAGGCCGGGACTAAATGCAAAATACTGTATTTGAGTAGTGTCGTAGGGGCCGGCGCCCAGCTCACGAAAACGTGGTTGGTAAGATATAACAATGTGCCGATAAGATTCAACCCGAAGCCGAAAGTAAACGAGGCGCTGTATTTCGATACTCAAAAGGCGTTCCCGGTAACTGTTGCTTATATTATGTATAAGCCCGGGATAATTAAAAGAGATAGAGTGAAATTTGGCACCAGGCTTTATGATATTAAAATGATTGAAGATTGGGATGAGCAAAACTTGTATTTAACATTAAGTTTACAGGAGATAACCAACCCATGAAAATTAACGGATTTAAAGACAGTGAATACGCTAGAGAACCTAGGACTGTCCTTAAAAGATACCTTGAAGAATGGGAGAAGAGAGACTGGGCTGGAATGGTTGAAGACACGCAAAAATCTTGGGTGTTGGCAATGCCAGATCCAGAAGAGATGCTGAAGGTCATCTTTTCATATAAGCCAATTGAGGCTACCTTGATAAGGGAAGCGATGTTGAGCAACGTAGCTTATGCCTGTATATTAAACATGCAATATCTGGTGGCTAGAGGGGTTGTGGCAGACGTCCAGTTTGACGCGAGAGTTATCTGTGAGATTGATCAGCTGATGCCGTCTCCTGATGGAGATTGGGGAGTGAACCCCATCAGCTTGACCCCGACAATGGGGCTTGGATATAAAAATGATAAGGCCGAAAATCGTTGTTAAGCCTGGTAAGGTATTTCTTACAAATTGTAAGTTATTGCCGGTCAAGGTGAGAGAAGCAGTCAAAAAAGCGACGCTGATGACTGCCTATCAGATTCATAACGACGCCAAAATTTTGTGTGTTCATCCACGAACGAAAGTTTTGACTAATGATGGCTGGAAGCCAATTAAAGACATATCTACAGGTGAATTAATTGTTACAGAATCAGGAAAAATGAAGCCAGTAGAACAAATCGTAAAAAGTAAGCCTAAAGAAATTATCAGGCTTTATATAAACGCCATAAATAATGGTTTAACGCAAATAAAAGGCACATTTTCGTCTATTTCAGCAAGCCCAGAACATATAATAAAAACAAGTCTGGGTTGGAAAAAATTCGGTGATATTATTGAGGGCGAAAAAATATATTTTCTTGCTTCAAAATGTAAAGAATGTGGTAAATTAAAGCCTTTTTTTAGTGTTTTTTGTTCTCAATCTTGTGGCGGAAAATGGAAATATAAACACGGAGAAGGAGAAAAGGGCTTGAAAATAGGACACGTTAAAGCAAAAGAATTTGCCCAAAAAAGAGACAGTGAATTAATTATAAAGAAAGGGAAAGAATGGAGAGAGAATAATCCAGAAAAAGTAAAAAAATATCATGCAAGACAAGGTAGAACGCTTGCTGAATTTTATAAGAAATATCCTGAGAAACATCCGAATGCTGTTTGTGCGAAAAATCATTTCTTTACAAAACTAGAGAGGAAGATCAAAAAATTATTACAAGAATTAAATATTGATTATATCCATCAATTTAAAGTTTGCAAATATTGGGCAGATTTTTCTTTGCCAAACATGAAGATTTTATTGGAATGCGATGGCGAGCACTGGCATCGAGATAAAAATAAAGAGGATAAAAGAGATAAAGAAATAAAAAAATTAAAACCAGATTATCGATTAATCCATTTAAGTGAGGAAGAGATTAATAATATAACGATGACTGGTTTATCTCAATACTTATCATGTGGTTTAGGCGATATTAGACTTATTGAGTTGAAGGTCAAGAAGATTAAAAGAATAAAAACCCCAAAATATTGTCCTCATTTTATCGATTTAGTAATTAATGGAGGTAAGGGAACGTTTATCGCGAATGGATTTTTAGTCCATAATTGTCCGGTCGATACGGGCAGGCTGAGAGCATCGATTTCCGTAAACTGGACAGGCAGTGGTATGTCGTATGGCAAGGTTACAGGGAAAACATCGGCAAAGGCCGGAAGGAAACCAAGCTCTGGCTCAGATGGAGTCGGGCAGCCCCCGAAGGAAATGGGTGGTTTTTACGCTTCTGTGGGTACTAATGTGGAGTATGCAGAGGATGTCGAGAATTATACATCTCCTTATCTGTGGCCCGCATTTGCTATGAACAGAGAGAAATACAAGGCGGCTTTGGTGATCGCGTTGGGAGCGGCTATAAAATTATGAGCGACAACACAAGCTATCCAATTGAAGCCTTGCAGACAACTTTGCATACGCTTCTAATCGGTATTACAGGAGGATTATACGATGAGGTCCCGGAAGGCGCAGGCCTACCGTATTCGACTTTTGGCGACATGGTTGATGAGCCTATGGAAGCCCGGGGAGTTAAGGGCAGGATGGTTGTTGTGCCGATTCATGTCTACAGCAAGGATTCAGGTGGCAGGTTTCAGGCTGCCGGTATAATGAAAGAGATAGTGGAACTGGTGACAGCAGATGCCTTAACGATAGTTGGTTGGCAGGATTGTGGAAAAGTATATAAGGCCGGAAAGATAGAGAGGATGAAAAAGGATAGCGGATACAGCTATCACGGGATATTGACTTTTTTAATAACGGTGTGCAAAAAATGAGACTAGATGACGTGGCGGTAGTGGTCACTACTTTTATGAGGGAGAACGACTGCATGAAATGTTTATCTAGCATAAGGAAATTCTACCCAGATATAAAGGTGCTTGTGGCAGATAATGGAAGGCATAAGGACGAGCGGTTTATTAATTTTCTGGACAGGATGAATATTGACTATGTAATTCTTCCTTTTGATAGCGGGGTAAGCAAGACCAGAAACGTTGCATTGGACAACTTAAAGGATTTCCCCTATATTCTATTATTAGAGGACGACATGGAACTCACTGAGGAATCGGAAATCGAGAAATTCAAGGCTGTTCTTGAGGCGGAGCCAGGACTCGGGATGATAGCTGGGGCGATTGATCTAGATAGCGGAGCCAGGGCACTTTGGGCACAGCAATTGGAAATCAATAGGAAAGACAAAATGCTTTTCTCGTATCCGATAGTGAATCCAGAATGGATTGTATCGAATGGCGTGAGATGGCATTATGCAGATCAGGCCAGTAATTTTG